TCTTCAGCAACGTAAGAAACGTGAATCCAACCACTGTTAGGATCTTTCCCATCATAGAACTCTAAGATCAGTTGATCGAAATTGAGGTTCTCTTTAACCCATCGAGCAACCTCTTCATTGCTGATACCAGCTAACTCAAAGTCCACCGCTTGGCCTAAACAATGCTGGCTGGAAGCTTTTGAGCCAATGGCTTTGTTCAAATCACTGCAACGAAAGGCACTGTTGGGTGCAAAGGGCCGATCAAAATGCACACGCACAGGCTCAAGAATCTTCTCAGCTACAGTTGTTAATCGCTTAAATTCTATTTCGTTAGGAAGATTAGTAATGCCTAAACGTTCTGCCGTTGATGACTTGCACATCTCACCTAACGTGAAGTGATCACTGACTTTGGTTGATCTATCCACGCTAAAGGATGGCCACGTCGATTGATCCGGCGATGGTGACTTGGAGGGTTCCAAGAGTTCCTGTGGCACTGACTCCTGCGGTTTCTGGGGTGGAAATATTTTCCCAACTATCCCCTGTCCAAACTTGAAGAACGCTTTCATTAAGGTTCCAAATGACATCGCCATCATTGAATTTTAACTGGTCTCGCTTACTAACGATAAATGCAGGAGTAGCGTTGGTGTCATAAGCACCTAAGTTAAGTTCCAACACCCGAATGAGTTTGTTGAAAATATCCTTACGAACTTCAGGCTCTGTAGCTAAAGGTAAACGTGTCTCTAAAAGACGAGCCATTAGCGCCTACCGTTTGCCTGCAGATCAAGACGAGTACCACCTATGCGGAAGCCCACACCAAGTCGAACACCTTCAGTCCCATCATCATCAGACTCAAAACGAAGAACTGCCTGTCTAGCACGAGCACGCATATCCACCTTGGTGGTTGAAGAAGTGAAAGCCGTGGTGCTATCCGTGGTTAACGAATCGGCTGGATAATTACGTGTCTTTAACACCACGTTCAGCGTCTGATCCGAACCCCCATCACCCGTAAACTTCACGTCAGGAATCATGCGGCGGATGAACTGAAACTCTTCGCCTTCACCCAGATCGAAGTCACCTGACTCAACATAGACACTATCCATCGGAGAGCCATCGTCATCGTTTCCAGTCTCTTGCTTGTAAAGATAATCGGAACTGTTCGACTTTCCTGTCGCCCGAGGATAAGACTCAATGCCTTCATCCAACCATGCCGTACGTGCTAACTGGCCTATGGCCCATGTGCTTTCAACATAGTTATAGGTCACGTATCGATCAATGGTGGTGGATGAGGATGAGCAATAGAACCATCCGACTTCATCAAATTGCTTGTTCAAGAACGCAAAGAACTGGTACGCCTGGCCCTCGTTAAAATCATCAAAGACATAGCTATGCACCGATGATGGCAGCGGAGCTACTGAACCCGTGTAATTGTAGAACCCCTTGCGATCCATCCAATAAATACCTGAAGGTGTATTGATGGCGGCATTGGGGCCAATCAAGCTAACCCCTTGGTTAACTAAGTTAAGCCCAAAGGTAAACGGCGCCCCAATGAACTGCAGGCTGTACAGTGCCGTATCCGTCCAGATCAACGTTTCCTGACGAGCTCGCAAACCACCAATGATCTCTGAGCCAGCCGATGCCCGTAGAGAGCCAGCGGTATTCGTAGACCGTGGTTGCCATTCCAAAATGTTTTCCTGATCGCACCAAGAGATCAACAACGGATCAATCGAACCTGTTCGTGATGTGCCTGAAATCGGATCAGAACCAAGCACCAATACGTGCCGGTCTACGTCTGAAACAATCACTTGAAATCCCTTGGTGGGCGCAAGATTGGAATTGGTTAATGAAGAGAAAGCAACCGCTCGAGTATCCACGCCATCGGTGTTATCCCAGTAGTAGAGGCCACCTGCTCGAGGACAGGCCACCAAGTCCTCACCAAAATTATCAATGCTCCAAAGGCGCAACTGATTGGCATCAGAAAGCGTTGATGCTTCACCCCAACCGCCAGCACCCCAAGTACCAGCACCCCAACCTGAACTGGAAACATAGACATCCAGACCGCAGTTGATCTGGTAGGCACCAACAACACTGGAACCCCCATTACCAGAGTCACTACTGTTAGCCGTTACTTCATCCCCCGACGTATCTTTGGCAGTAAATGTATAGGTGTTCGCCGTAGGCACTGTAGCAATCTGATATTCCTGATTGAGTACATCAGCGGTGATTAATCCACCAAGAGTCGCTGCACCTGAAAAAGTAACGAAATCACCTTCCACCGCACCATGGGTTGAATTGGTTGCCGTAATGGTGGAAGAACCATCGGTGGCTGCAAAGGTAATTGCACCAGCAGAGGTAGTCGTTCGAATCGGGGTGATGTCATTAAAGCCTGTACCCTGCTGGATATAGAGCTTGTAACGAGTACCTAAACCTAGAAGTTTGGTGCCTGCAAGGTTAACCCACCCATGGAGAATACGGCCCGTTCCCTCATATGTGGTGGCGACTTCTTTAAGCCATCCGCCAATCTTTTCAGGGAACCCTTTACGAAAACGAACTAAGTTGCCATCGAACCAACCGCCTTCTGCGGTGTAGGCTGTTCCCTCTCGATTGATCCCTGGATTGAAAAGAAATTTTTGGAGAGGCACTGCATTCCTCTAAATTATGTTAGTGACCCATGTGGCGCCAGCGGTGGTTAAAACAGTAGCAATCACCAACCATGCCAACTTTTCCCATCGGGCTGAGTGAGCATCAGTTACTTTACGCAACTCTCTAAGCTCTACTATAGCTTCTCCCCAGCGCTCTCCACATTCTTTTTCATGAAGAGCAATCCGATCCAGCGCCTCAATTGCTAATTGCATGGCCGTGTGTTTTACAACAGGCCGCTTAGCTTTAGCTTTCTCCCGACTTTTGTTTGCTTTTGCCGACATTGATCGCCAGTAAGTCAATAAGTTTATAGAGTTTTCCAATCCAAACATCATCCTTCGGCGTAGGAGTCGAAGCTGCTACTAAGCTGGCTACTGTGACAATCATCGTCACATAACCAACGATTTCCATGATATCCATCTATTCCTCCAAAGCTGCTTGCAATTGATCGTTGTACCAATTGAATGCTGCTAGTCGCGTATCCAACTCAGCTTGCACATCATTAAATTGACCTTGCAACGCTGTAATTTCAGACCGCAAACGATCCATTTTGACCTGCATGTTTTGTATGTTGGGAGGGAGTTCGACGATCTCTGGCTGCTCTTCTTCTTCATGTCGGAGAAATTCTTCCCCAGACTCCCCCTCAGTCAAGACATCTTCGCCCTTAGTTAAAGACTCTTCCGCCATCTTTTTCCACCTTCCAAACATTTAAATTTGCTGCCACCGTGCGACGTTCACCGTCACCTTCGAAAGGATACACCATGTGCTGTAGCCAGGAGGGAAACATTAGGAACTTACCAATCTCAGGTTTGATGACAAAACTCTGTGGAGGGCGCAACCGCTGTACGTCCATCAATGAATTGATGCCATAGTTAAAAGCTAAGCAACCATCAGAATCACCCGACGCATTGTATAAGTTGTACTCAGGACTTCCCGCTGTGGGCTGATCAAGTATCTGCTGGGGCACCTTGGTCCATGAGGTACAGGAGATGCCCATGATGGTCTTGGTGCCATGGTCATGAATGGGGTTGTAATCCCGCTCATAGCTATGCACAGACCACAATTCATCTACCTCAACAGCTAACTGATCCTTAAATGGATTACCCGTTGTGGAAGCAAAGTTGGTGAGATA